AGCCCGTTATGAATCCCTGCGGCCCGAACAAACGGGACTCGATTGCTCGGTTGAGTCCGCCGATGAGCGGGAGCCGGGAAGCAAGCGATTCATGGCCGACAGCGTTTCCCTCTCCGAGATAGTCGCTGTGTCCGGGTCTCGTGCTGCTTACCACGACGCCATCCTGAATCGCCTTCATCTGCTTGTCGGTCAAGTTGTAGTAGTCGATGGCTTCCGGCATACGGATGGCATTGCGGAAGTCTTTGCCGATCTTGACCGGAGACATGCCCGCTTCGAGAGCGCGTGTCGCCACCGTGTTCCAGTGGAACGGACTTATGGAGAGCAGCAAGGACTTGGCTCCGCTCGAAACCTTGAGCACGCCGCGAACGAAGGCGGACTTGGGCGCACTGGAATCCAAGGCGTCAAGAAGATGCGGAGCGATCTCCGGGTGAACATACACAGGAACCCTGTACATCGGCTGTCCGGTGCGGGGGTCGTTGGGGATGCCAGCCTCGCCCTGCCGAATGACAGCTTCGCCGGGAAGGGAGTTCATATCGGGATGCGGGACTAAGGCGTTAGGCGGCTGAGGCTCGACGCCCACAGGTCGGTTGACACGCAAACCGGAGTCCCGGTAATCGCTGAATTTCCAGTTGTATGCTTTTTGGGGAGTCGGGATTGCACGACGCCCGCTGAGCGGATTATTCGGCGGACCTAAGCTGCTGCCGGGGGCTTCCCCGGAAACTTGTTGTGAAACTCCGGGTAGAACTGGACGTACATCCGCACGTCGGCTTCGGTCGGCGGCAGCCCGTACTTCTCGCTGTACCGCGTCTTGAAGCTCTCGACCTCTTGCGGTGTCGGAGCCTGCACGGGTTTCTTGTCCATTTGCTTTTCTTGTGTACTCATCTAATCTCTCCTTATTATACGCCTTTTCCGGCGAGTTCCCTACGCGCTCGTAGACCTTCTCGTAGTCACGTCCCCACTCGCTGTTGTCGTAAAGATGTGCTTCGTCCGCCAAGTCCTTGAGATCGAAGAATGCCTTGGCCGCTCCCCTGTGAGTGCTTTCGATCTTCTCGTGCGGAGTTTTGCGTCCACGGCTCTCCTCGAATGGAGAGTTCTCGAAACGATCCTGCTCCCATACGTGTGCGATGTCCGTGGGAGTGTTCACGAAACGGAGTTCGACCTTGTACCCACGGGCTTTCAGGTCTCGAATCATTGCAGCGTCGTCTCCGCCGCTCGTGGTCGAGTCGATGACTATGTTCTTGCGCTGCTCTGCCGCTCGCTTCTGGATGTCCTGCGAAATGTCCGCTGCTTCTCGATGCGTCAAGCGGGCAGCGTTTTGCGGGTCGGTCTTTTGCCATTCCCGGTATTCCGGCAGCCGTGCCCGGACTTTATCGGTCTCGATGGCGACAGCGCCTCTGTCGAGTTCCAAGTTGCGAATCATGCGGGACTTCCCGCTGGATGTCCCCCCGCCAAAAATAACGGCGACGGGCTGCTGGTCTGCGGGAACGGGTTGCGCTGTGTCGAGGAACTCTTTCTTGATGCGTTCACGCAATGCGATACGCTCTTCATACTGCGGCGTACCGGGCTTGTAGGCTTCGGCTGTCTGTTGCCCCGGCTCAATCTTCGAGGCGTCGAACTTTTCCGCGCCTTCGGGCAATGGGGTGGTCTTGCCCTTCGGAGCCTCAAGCTGAGCAGGCTCATGCGGAATAAAATCGGGGCGAGCGTCAGTGTATCCCGCTGGCGTGGCTGGCTCGGGAGTTGGAGCCTTCGCATTCTGAGCCGGAGCCTGCTGCTGAGTGGGAGCGGGGACTTCGTAGATGCGTCCCTTCTTGAGCAGGTCGTTAAACGTGCCCTTCTGCCTCAAAATCTGAATATCAGCGGGAGTCAACGGCGTGTCACGAGGCACTCCCACGTAGCCGCCGCTGACAGCCATCGGACTGCCTTCGTTCATATTGCCCTGAGCAAGAGATTCGCCAAGGTTGTTACGGGCAATCATGTTGTTAGCCCGCTCCACGTAATCGCTGACCAGCTTGACGGCATCCTTGGTCTTGTAGCTGATTCCGTTCGCTTCGCCTTCGGCGTGCGTCGGGTAGATGCGCTTCTTGAGGAAGTCCCGTTCGCCGTCTGCGCCTGTCTTGTTGATAGGCTCGCCTGTTACCGGGTCTACGTCCTCGAAGTCCGGACGGTGTGGGACATAGTTGTCTCGTCCGCCGTCAGGCGACAGCAAGTTTTGAGCACGCAGCCGTGCTTTCCATGCGTCCAAGATTCCCCGCAGACGGTCACGCAGAGACATCTCTTTGTCGGTGAGGTTTTGCGCCGCTTGGTATCCGGGCTTGTGCTCGTCAGCCGCCGCCGTTTCCCACTGGCGCAATTGAGAGGCATTGCCGTCCGCTTCGATATTGTTGGAGATCGCTTCACGCCGCACAGGGTCGGTGACAGCCTTGACGCCTTGGTCATGCAATTGGCGAGCTTGTCCGCTTCCGACTTGGTTCTCCGCCTGATAGTCATGCACGGCATCCGTGTATTGAGTGTTTGCGAGCGCCTTACCCTTCGGAGAGTTGACACGATATTCGTTGATGCCACTCTCGATACCGCGAGTCGCAAGTCCAGCCGCTAGGGAGCCGAGCACAAGGTCTGTGCCGTCGCGCTCCATCTTGTCCAGCAATTCTTTTTTCTTGCCGGGGTCTTTCTCGGCGTTGAAGTCGTTCCAGTCCCTCTCGAACTGCGGCACGGCTTTGGTTCCCACGTCGTATCCGAACTTGGACAAGAATGCGAGATCGACGCCAATCTTGCCGATACGCACGAGTCCCGCCGCACGGGTGGCGGAGATGCCCGCCTTAGTGAGCAATGATGCTGCGGCGCTGCTTCCCATCGAAGCGATGGCGAGACCCAAGTTGAGCGGGTTGAGTTGACCTGTAATCCAATCTTCCGCCTCGCCTTCAATTGGTCCCGCTCCCTTGCGATGGAAGGTGCCAAGCAGCGGGACGTTGGCGGCGTTCTTTGCCGTGTCCCACGCACCTTTGCCAGCCAATACCGGAGCACTCGGCGTCGTCTCGATACTGTCCTCGAAACTTGGGGCAAAATTGGGCGTGCCCAAAGAGACTCCGCTGAGAATACTGCCAACGGCTCCCCGACCTACTTTTTGCCAGTCCTCTTGATTGAAATTCTTGAAGCCCTCGTAGATCGTCGTGAGAAAGCCGCTGCCATCGCTCGGCTTCTGATTCGGGTCTTGCGGGATGAAGTCAGGCGTTTGGGCGGACTGCTGCGGCATCGTCGCAGGGATAGCGGGGATGAAGTCGGGAGTCTCCTGAGTCGAAGCAGGAGGCTGAGCCGGAATAAAATCCGGCGTCTGTGTCTGCTGTTCGGGCATTCAATTAGTCCGTGACGGTTGTTTCAGGGTTGAACGGTTCGGGAGCCGCAGGCTTGTACCATCCCGGTCCCTTTGCGCCGTTCTGGAATACGTAGTCCGAAGGAACATTCTGCGGACGAGGGGGCGCTGCTGCGGGAGGAGGAGTGTTTGCCGCTGGCTTGTCGCCGGGTTTCACATTCTTGTCCACCCACGACGGGGTGCCCAAGGTGGAGATTTCTTTGGCGTACATATCACGCTGCTGCTTCAAGAAGTCAACGCTCGCCTTGTCCTGCAAATCTTCGGGCTTCTGCAATTCCTTTTCGAGTCCCGTCTGCGCCATGTTGAATCGCTTGCTGGCATCTCCGAGCAGGGCTTCCTTGTCGCCTTCGCCGAGCTTCGAGTAGTCGCCGCCGTTTTCGTTGAGCTTCTTGCGTGCGCCCTTCACGGTGCCATCTTCCTTGTATTCTTCGAGGTCTTTCTTGAGATCAAGCGAGGATTTTCCTGCGACGGCGAGATAGTGCTTGGTCTTGGCGACTTGCTCTTGAGCAGCGAGTGCGCCCATCGTGTCGGTGTAAATCTTTTGCGGCTTCCCCGTTGCGTCCGTGATGTCATGCCACTTCGGAGCCTCGTAGGGCGTCTCCATGATTGCCCACTTGCCCGTTTCGGGATTCCGCATCAAGCGGGTTTTCATATCCGGGTGAGCGGCTGCATCGAAGTTACTGATAGCGAAGTCCCGTGCGTCTCCAAGGTGGTCGAACTCCGGTGACTCGGCTCCGTTCACGACAAGGCGCTTTCCGCCGTGGGACTGCAAGTCATTCCATTGGTCGGCATAAGTCTGCAAGTCTGCGGCGTGCTGCTTGAGGGAGTTGTAGTCGCCCTCTTTGATGGCTTGGTCGAGCAAGGTAGACCGCTTCTCGAACTCCACACCCTTGCGAACGCTTTCCGCCTGCTGGCGTGCGTCCTCTCGCAAGCGAAGATCGTAATCACGGTCGCCCGTGGTCGATTCCCGCTGCTCACGTTGCTTCGCAAGGTCGATGGTCTGCTGCTTTTCTTGGTTCTCGACGCCCTGCTGCTTGAGTGCATTGGCACGTTCGGTCTGCTGCTCACGCTGCTTAATTGCTGCTTCGGCTCCGACACCCAAACCGCTCAAGATCGGCGCTCCGGGTTGCCGGGGCGTGCGAGCGGCTGCGGCAAGTCCAGCGAGACCGCCTGCGAGGGCGGACTTCAATGCGCTACCTGCGGTTCCATCGGTGCCTGCGAATGCGTGAATGATGCCCTCGGCAATCTTGGAGTGGAGCGGTACTGGCGCAGTCGGCTTGACGGGCTGTGCTGCGGCTCCGCCGAGTCCAGAGTTAGCTTCGACGCCGGACGGTGTTCCGCTAATCAGCGGAGCCGTTGGCTCGATAGATGATTCCGGTGGTACGGATGGTCCGCTCCCCGCGCCCGCCATCCATGCTTCTGCGGGTGAGGGTGCTGCGTTATCTGTTTCAGGCATTCGTGTACTCCAAAAAGAAACTCAATTCCGTCAGTGCGCCTACGCTGCGGTCGTCCAATGACCGCCGAACAAAATCAATCGCCCCCGCTATAGCGAACTCATTCCCGTGCCCGTAAAACGCCAAGGTCTCGCTCACGGTAGATCGCCCGTATCGCTCGCATTGCTTCCTCAGCGTGTCGATGAGCGACTTGTAGCCCGCTTGATGACAACTGAAAATCCGGTAGCAATCGTCAGTCGCATTGCCAAGGTGCTCCAAAGTTTTCGCCCGAAGCAAACCGGGATTCCGCAGGCGATACGCCTCACTCTCAGGGTTCGCATAGTCGTTCAAGTTTGCGAGCGCATCCGCCAATGCTTCGAGCCGCTTCATCAGGTTCCGCAGCCCATGAGCATGAGGGAATTGGGGACTCCTCCTGCTCTTTGTTTGAAAGCGACCATGATCCCTTCATCGCCAGTATTGATAGCCCACTGTAATGACCCCGTGTTCGACCCCGCCGCGCTGGACAGCAGGTCGCCCGCACCGAGCAACACGTTGCTCTGGTTTGTCCTCGCCGTGAAGCCGCTTCCCACCGTATAGTTCTGACCGGGAGAATTGTTCCCCGAACACAAAATTAGGAGTTCGCCAGCCGCAACAGGGGTGAGGGACAAGTTTATGGTTCCGTTGAAACCATTGATGGTTGATGTCGAAGTGTCGAACGGGGAACCGGAGTTGCCGCTGTATTCCAGCAATATCAGGCCAGACAGTACTGCGGACGTAATCGTGAGTGTTACCGTGTTTGCGCCGCTGGACTTAGCAATGGCGTAAAAGCAGCCGAGCGTAAAAGTACCGACAGACGTGCTTGTGACGAATGGTCCTACTTGCGTCCAAGTGTTCGCTTGGGTGTCGGCGATGCTGGTGAATAGAGCGGCAGCGCCATTCCAATCAGTGAAAACGACAAGCAAATCGCCAGCCGACACATTAGACGAATAGGCAGCGGCATTCGTGGTGCTGTTGCTTTCGTGCTCTCTCGCTTGTACGAAAGTGAATGACATTAGCGCCGCCCGCGCAAGCCCATGCTGCGCACAGTCCGCTCGCAGAGCACAGGGGCGGATTCGCACGGGACAATGCGAAGAGGCGTCGGCTCGACGATGGGAGCCGGAGGAATTTCTTGGACAGGAATCCTCGGCCAATAGCGCCATGCCGCAAGCGCCAGCAGCACGGGGACGATTTCGACGGGCGGAATGAGCCAAGGGCTGAGCATTAGACTCCCGCCTGTGCCGTCGCAATGAAGTCCACGTTAACGTCCACGGTCACGGTGTTGATGCTGAGCGCCGCAGTCCAATTTCTCGCTGCGACGGCTTGAGGAAGCGCATTGGCAAAAGGCACGACGATGCCGCCGTTCGCAGCGAGGTCGTAAATTTTCCTGTTGCTGGTGCCGTCGTTGATGGTCACGGTCACGGCTGTAGCAGACTGGTTGGTGATCTGGAATCCTGTGATGTCGTTGAAAATTCCCGCTGCGCCTGCGGTGACGATAGTCGCCGCCGCCGTGGAATTGATGATGGTCGTGACTTGCGACCCTATGGTGACGGTGGCGGGGACGGCGACATTGACGAGCAGGTTGCCATTGGCGTCCATCTGGAGCGATGCCCCTTGTCCGTTCGGCACGACTCCGCCGACAACGGTGGGCGCTCCGACGAGCATGGATGTGAGTGGCCCGTTCATTTAGTGCCCCGGCTCTGGCTTGAACAGCGAAGGATTCCCCAATGCCGCTCCGCCGAGTCCGCCTACAAGTCCGGCCACATCGCCCATCCATGCGTTGTCCTCGCTCTGAATCTGCGACTGCTCGCCGAATGCGCTTTGATTGGCTCCAACCGCCGTGCTCGCTATGGCATTGGGGTTGTAAGCCGCCGCCGTGGTCTCAAGTCCGCCAGTGGCTTCCTCAAAGTTCTTGTGTCCAAGGGCATAATCCGCTTGTTCGATCTGGTTCTCCTCGCCGCTGAGTTGCTGTGCGCCTTCGCTGGCGATCTCGCCTTGTACCTGCGTGTCGGCTCCGCTTGGCGCATACGTATTTCCGCCCGCACCCGCACGACCCGTACCGATGACTGTCGCTGCGTTCTTGTAATTCGCCGCTGTCGTGTTGATGGCGTTTCCAGTGATCGCCGCTTTCTCGGCGGGACTCATGCCTTCTTGGCTTGGTCCGGCTTCCGCGATAGGCGTGAGAATGCTGGTCAAGTTTCCGAGAATCGGAGACTGCGCTCCGAAGTTTTGAGCATAGTTGGCGCTGAGCAAGCTGGAGAGGCTTTGCGATTGTCCCGAAAGGGAGGTTTGAGCCGCTGATGGTCCGCACATTAGAGTTCCGCCTTGTGCTCGTCAGTCATCGGATGGAATCCGAAGCGAGCGAAAAACTCGACAAGCTCCTGTGCTGTCGAGTTGAAGATGATTTCCCGGTGCCCGGACTTGCGGGCGGCGTCTTTCAGCCATTCGATTCCGTGCTTCATTCCGACAGCCAAGCGCCGCTTCGATGCGAGCGGGCTGTGCTGGAAGTGGACACGCAAAACTTTCTCGATGCGGACGTGGTAAAGCACTCCACCCTTGTCGGCGAATGTCATTAGCTCGCCGTTCGGCTCCGCCCACTGTGCGGCGGTCTGCCCCTTGTGGTAGGAGTCGGCTGCGAGAGCGACTTCCAAATCTTCGAGGTCGGGGTTCGGAGCTATGAAAACTTTCTCCATTACTTTTTCCCTTGCAGGATGGCGGTGACGATGGCGGCCGTCTGCTTGTCCAATGCGTCGAGCAGCCGCTCCTCGAAATGGGCGAAATGGTTGGTCAAAATTTTGTTCGCATAGGCGTGCAGCTTCCACGCCGCCCCAATGATCGTGAGGCAAACGGTGGCCGCCTGAATCAATACGGCGTCCTGCTGGACTAGCTGCTGGAATCCGACCATGCGATTTCCTTAGATTGAAACTTCGTCCCAAAAAAGGGAGGCGTCGTTTGTCATTGAGGTCGGGATGGTTGCTGCGCCGAGCGCAAGCAAGTTGCCCGGAGCCACGAGGATGATGCCAGCGGCATCCCAAGTAATCGGAGGCGAGAAGGATGCTCCCGCTGCCGTTGCCCAATAGTAGGTGCCGATGGTCGTCACGTACTGAATGGCGGTGGAAGAGGTCATCGCCGTGTTGACGATTCCCTTAGCCACGGAGCCGGAAGGCTGGAGGGTGTTTGCGTTGATGGGAACAGTCAGCGTGCCTGTAGGCAGCGCCGACACGCCAGCGTAGATGCGGAACTGAGTTTGACCCGCCGCCGACGCTGCGGCAACCAAGCCGATAGTCGATGCCTTAACGACAAGGTTCTTGCCGGAGCCAGCGGGATTGTAGATGCCCAAGAGGGGGGTTCCGCCTGCGCCGCCAGTGAAGGCGGTTCCGGCAGCGGCGCTTACGCTCAAGAAGAATGTGTTGCCGCGATAGTTCTGCTCGTAGTAGCGAGCCTGCAATTCTGTGGCGAGTAGATCGGAGGTCTCGCCGAATCCCACGGTGAGGTTCTGCCCCGTTTGCTTTCCTGTCTGACCTTGGTTTCCCTGTAGTAACATCTACTTCTCCCCTTAGCTCAAAACTGAGTCTGCTTCGTTGAGTTCCTGTGCGATTGCCGCACAGTCAAAATCTTGCGGGTTGCTCAGCCCGCCTTGGCAAGCCAGTGCCACGAGTGCTCGCCGTACGGCTTCCATGAGGACGATGAGTTGCTCCAGTCTTTCGTTCACTTGGCTTGTGTCTCCTAGCTGGATGTAGCCGACCCCGACTCCGGGCGTGCCGAAGAAGAGATTTCCCGTATCGGTTGCAAAGTACATCTCGCCTAGCTGCAACGGGGGCGTCTGCGTGTTGAGCTTTGCTTGCGTGCCACGAAAAACTTGAAGCTGTATCTGGCGTGACATTTACAAGCTCCCGCAGTCAAAAACAGCGATAGTGACATCGGTGCTGCTGTGTGCCGAGTCGTCCGTCGCTACTAAAGGGGGTAGAAAGTTGAGATTTGGACGCTGAGTCAGCGCCACGCCCGCCTGCTCAACCGTCTGGTAAGAAGCCTGATTGGTGCCAATGCTGCCGCTAAGGTCCGTGAAGGCAGGCTGCACGACCGTAATCGCCGCACCCACGGAGTTCTGTCTTAGAAACTGGTGCGAGCCGCCCGTAGCCGATAGATTTGCCGCAGTTCCGCCGTGTGCTAGGTCTAAAATTCCCGATGCCATGCCGGGGATGTCGGCTGGAACGAGTGCTCGAAACAACGGAGTTTGAACTGGCGGCGCAAGATTCGTCACTTCAAGAATGTAAAATACGGTGTTGCCGGGAATCGATCCTCCGGCAGTATTCGTGATTGTCAGCGTGCAAGCTGCCGCCATTGAACCCGGCGTAGCAAAGATGCAAATTTGCTCTCCGCCGCCGAGAGGGTATGCGACATACGCATTGTCGAGCAGGGTGTATTGATTCCCCTGAGAATCAGCAACACCGAACACAAACTGTGATGTGCTTACATATCCTTGGGCAATGAGAAAGAGCGTGCTTCCGGCCAGCGTGTTGCCCGGAAACGCTATGGTGTTCGTTCCACCGACTGCGCCGTTCGACAAAGCTCCACTTGTGTACTGACGCACAGCGGGCGTGGCAACGGAGGTCTTGAGCGTTACTAGGTTTGTCACCCATTGCGAAGCGCCCGCGCCAGAGCATAGGTAAGAAGCTGCTGCGGAAAAAGCCCCGGCACTAACTACCTGTCTCCAATAAACTCCTCCACCATTACCGAAAGTACCGATGGGGGAGAGCACCGTCCATCCAGAAGGGTTAGTTGTAGAAGAGAAACCGGAAGTAGCATCAACAGAAATAGCGAGTAAAGCAAAATCATTTGACTGGCTTGTTGCGCCCGTAACTGTCGGCGTGCCAGTAGTTAAGCTAGGGACGCTTCCGGTGCTCGAAGCAGCGGTATCTAGCGGGGCTGTGCCTTGCGCTCCGCTCGGTCCTGCAAAAACTGTGTTGTTTGGCTCTGGAGCTAGAGCAACAGCAAATGTCCCCGCGCTCGTGACAGGACTGCCGGACACCGACAAGAAACTTGGTACAGTGAGACCGACACTCGTAACTCCACTTGCGGGCTGCTTGGCGATTATGGCTTGCGCCGCAGAGTTCGCGGCGGCGTTCGCTGTCGCATTCGCCGATGCGGGGAGCGGAGAATGGCGGACGACGGCGACTCCCCGATAAACCTGACCGAGCGTGTCCGTCTGCGTCTGCTGGTCTTGACTGAGCGCCGCACTGTAGACGGAGGTCGGTTGCGGTGCCGGAGCGGGCACGGCTTGCGCCGCACGGACTACCGGAATCAGCTTGCTGGCATCGGGAGTGAGCACGTCTGCCATTTTTAGTTTCTAACTATCGCCACAAGGGTTCCATCGGTCGGATTTTTCTTCACGCCATCACGGACGAAGTGGACGCGCTTCCGAAAGAAGCGAAGCTCGACTCGCTCCCCGTCTTTTAATCTTCGGAACCATTCCGTGTCCGTCCTTGCAGGCAAGACGAAAACTGTTATGCACCTGCTGGACAACGCCTTCTCGACCCACGGCAAAGGGTCGCTCCAAGGCGGATTGCAAAAAATGACTTCACCCGTCCAGTCAAGTAGAAGCCCGTCCGCATCCGGCTCTGGATTCAGCGGGCACGGGTCGAGCGTGAGTCCAAACTCCCGCTCCAAGGACTGATACAAGTAGTCCGGCGTCTCGTAGTTGTCGTTCCTGCTCCAAGGCACATTGCTCATAAAAATTACTCGTTGGGGTCTTTGTATACGCCGCCAAAAATCGTGAATCTCGCCATTTCGTTTGCGGCGTTCTCGGCGATGAAGGCGCAATTGATGAGGATGTCCGTGAACCAAACAGAGGGCGGCGGATTTCCGGTGCTCATCGTTTGCTTGAAGTAGTGGCGATTGCGGTAAACGGAAGTCGGGTTCACCGTCGTTCCATAGAGAAGCGGCGGGTCGTTTACGTAAGTAGCGAACTGCTGATAGGTGCCGCTGGTTTCGTTGAGCAGATAGCTAAGAGTCGGCGCACTTCCCGTGCGAGGCCCGGTGAATGTGAGGAAGCCGCCTTCGCAGATTTCTCCGTCATGGCACAGGGGACCGGGAGCCACGGTAAAGTTTGCTGTGTATGACGTTCCGTTGTCTTGGTTCGTCGTCAGGTCTCGCTTCAAGAGAGGCTGGCTGTTCGACGTGCCGCCAATGAGCAAACTGCGGACGCCGCTCGCTGTCTGGATGCTCTGCACCATGCCAGCGCCACCTGTGATCGTGGCGAAAGTATCGAATACGATGTCGTTATTGGGCTTCGAGTGCGGGACGCAACGGAACCATCCCGTCGCTCCATCTGCGAGGAAAACTCCATTGTCGATGCCGTTCTCATGCAAGGTCAAATAGACGTTCGCCGGATTGAAACCGCTGAATTGGTCCTGAATGTTCCAGCCAAGATTCGTTTCGCCAGCGCCGGGGATGAACGCCAGCAATCGGCGGTCGGCGGTAAACATAATGATTTCGGCTCCAAGCGTCGTGATTGCGTTCTGACTGAGCAAGCCCACGCCCTGACGTGTGACTGCCGGGAAGAACTGCGTGATCGCCGGACCTCCGCTGATTGTCCATTCGTCGGTTGTCGTGAAGGCGAGCAAGCCCGTGATGGGAGCAACCAATTTCGTCACGGGACTCGTGAGCGGGAAGTTGTTTGCTGGTGCCCATCCCGTCAGTCCGTTTCCGTTGTCGGGAAGAATTTGAGGACCGCTGCTCGCATAGACGATGTTGCCGACGCTGCCCCACACACGTCCGCTGTGGTACGCAAGATTCGTGATACCCGTGGGCGGGGGATCGTTGATGCCCACCACGTCTGCCGTCACAAGCGGGTTGAGCAGAGTATCGGCGATGTAGTCGGGGAAGTTCCAAGTACCCGCATTGCCGTTTACCGGAGACGGGTTCGGGAACTCCGTGAGTTCGAGATAAGGTCCGCCTTGGAATCCGTCCACGCAGCGGAACACGACAACGGTATCTACCTGCGGGTCGAGAGAGCCTTGTCCGCTGACCGTGATGACCGCTCCTGCGTTGCTCCCGGTCGCCATCTTGAAGATCGGAGACGCCGTGCTCATGCTTCCATCTGCGCTTCCGGTCGGAGGACCGTTCACGCTGCTGCGTCCGTTCGGAATGTTGGTCACGAAAAAATCGTTCGCCTGTCGTGCTTTGAATGCGTAGCAATAGCCATAGCCCTTCTGGAATACGAGAGACTGTGTAGCTGCGGGACCGTTGTTGTACCAAGTGACCGTGCCGTCCACGAGTTGCGTCCCCACGCCTGTCCATGCCGGGGGACCGGGCGTCTGGCTCTTGCCGCTGTTGATGACGAACTCGATGTCTGCGTTCGTGTCGATGACATCCGCCCCGCCGTAGGGGTCGGTGCTTGTCGGCGGGTTGAAGCCCACGAGGGGCAAATACCATTTCGTAGAAGTCGTCCAAGTGAGAGCCGCCCCGACGCAAGTCCAGATAACGGTGCCGTCGTTAGTAGTCTGACCGTAGAGACTTCCCCACGGATTGAATGTAGCTGTGCCTGCGTGCGTCTCTGAGACTCCGCCACCGTTGATTAGGACTAAGCTGGTGCCGGAGCAACTGACAAGCGCAAACGTGCCGTTGTTACCGCTGTTCGTAAAGCCCGTTATCGTGACGTAATACGTGATACCTGCCGGGGGAGTCGGCAGCACGGGACTGAATGTTCCCGTGTAGGTCGTTTGCCCGCCGCTGGCGTTCGACGCAGCGGTCAGGGTGTCCGCTGTGGATGGCGCAACGGTGGCGCTGGTGCCACTCTGGTTCGTCCCCGCTGCGTTGAGGATGGCGACTTGGAAGTTGCCGTTTGAATCTCGCACGGCTCCGAAAGGCGCATTCTGCGTGCTCCATGCGGCGTAGTTCGTGGATGCCGCCCATGCGCGGGAGCCGATGAAGTTCCAGCGCAATTGACCGTCGTTCGTGACTCCGGACGTAGCCCACTTCGGCGCGGTGCCGCCCGTGCCCGAAGTTCCGTTTGCGTTTGCGTTTACCTGCCAAAAGATTTGCTGAGGGCTGGTTCCCCCGATACCCGCCGCCTGCGGGGTCGTGGGTTCCGAGATACTGGAGCCGCCATCGTTGTTAGGAACTGACCCCAATTTCGAGTAAGCGGTAGACGGCTGCCAAAGTGCGGGAGTTTTGGGCGAGCCAAGGCAAAACCATTTGACCCCGCCGTCATGGAAGTACGAACCAAAGCCTCCGGTGAATGAGGGCTTGACGCTTCCGCTCGTTGCCTGTGAGTTCCCGGCGTTGGCTTGGATGTAGCAAGAGTTCGAGGTCGGGTCGTAGATGATGCAGGGATTCGCCAGTGTGCCGCCCACGCTGGCATTGTTGTAAAGAGTGTTCGCCGTCCAAGCGACGATAGGACCGTAGTTCGTCCATGTGATCGGAGTTCCGGTAGATTCCGTTGTGGTGCTGCCCGGAGTCTGGTTCCACGAGGGAGCGCCGCTGCCGGAAGTTCCAATCGTGCCGTTCGCATTGCTGCCATCCGCATTGACGCTGATTAGCTGCTGGATGTTCGTGCCGTCGTCCAGCAAGCCCATCGTCGTGTAGGTCGTGGATGCTGTCCACGCAACCGCTGCGGCTCCGCTTTGGACTACGTTGACGGTCGGAGCAGCGGTGGGACCGACGATGCCCCAATTCCAAACTTTCCCGCCGATAATCTTGATGGCGTCCACACCATCGGCGACAAAGAGCGTGGTGCCAAGCTGCAAGTAAGACGCTTGTCCCGCTCCCGTGCTTTTCGTGTACACGGATGTCCCGCTTGTCGGCGTGACGCTGTAGATGTTCGTCGCCGTGTCCACGTAGACCGTGAAAGCACCGTTTTGGTTGAAGCTGAATCCGCCGAGCGGCGGGGTCGGAAAATTGAATGTCGTGTAGGCGGAGTTGCCCGGACGCCGCCACCAAGTATTGCGGGGACTGACTTCGACGTTGGAGCCGCTGAGCAAGCAATCCTGATAGCCCCCATAAAAGCGTTCCACGATGAACGGAGATGGGTCTTGGAGCGCAAAGCGGTTCGTGATTAAGCCGCGAAGCGCCTTGCTGACGTGAATCGGCGTAAAGCGGCTAGGCTTCACGGGCTGTGCGCCGCTACTGACTAAGAGGGATGGAGCCACTAGCGCCCCGCTTTAGCGCCAGAACCTTGCTGAGTGCCGAGCATGTTTGCGGCTGTCTGTGCGTCGATGTTGAGGTACTGCGCTACGAAGATCGCCTTGTCCTCCAGTTCCATGCCCTGTGCGATGGAGACAAGCGACAAGATGCCACGCTGCTTTTCGACCTGCGCCCGCTGTGCATCAACGGGTTCAAGAGTTTCGCCAAGGAAGAGGCGGTTATAAATGAAGGCGTAGCGGTCGGGGATCGGGTTCCATGTGTCGGTGAGCGCCGCGAACGCCGTCGCCGCTTGCTGGAAGTTGACGATGCAGTTGAAGGTTGCGTTCGGAACGCCCATGAAGCGGAACTTGATGTTCCCCGCTCCGTCATCGCTCTGCACGCTGATTGCGTTCGGACGCTGGAGATCGCTCGACTCTGCGAGCGGTTCGGCATTCCGCACATCGGCGATTTGAAAAATTTGCCCGCTGACAGCCAAGCCACTATCGCTTACCTGTGCCTGACTGACGCCCGAAGCGAACGTAAATTGCGTCGAAGTTGCGGTCAGAATCGGTACGTTCGTGACGTTGAATCCCGTGTGCGCCAGTCCCGTGACCGTGACGTTCGCACCCACGCTGAATGCGTTCGGGCAAGTGATCGTCGCTATGGTGCCGCTTCCCGCTACCTGCGTGATGGTTCCGCAGGGCTGTAGGGAAGCCGTTTCCAAGTAGCCGAAAGTCGCAATGGCTTGCGTGTAGTCCTGCGTCCCGATGACGGTCTGAAAATTCACGGTAGATCGGCTCTGCGGCCAACTCATCACGTCCACGGACAAAAACAGTTGCTTGACGTTGTTGGCGTTCGTGATCGCAGGCTCGTTGTTCGTGCCCACGGTGAGCGGCAAATAGTTCACAAAGGATGTCGCCCAATTGATTGTCTGTTGCAGTGTTCTGCTCATGCGTTATCTCGGAGGTCCGCCGTACGGCCAGAACGGGCCGGCGTATCCGCCGCCCGTGTTACCCTTCACAGATCGGCTTGGAACGAAGCGGTAAAAATCCCGCTCGCGGTCGGACTTCATGCGTGCCTTCACCAAGGACTTCATGGCGATTTCCCACTCGGTTGCAAACTTCGCCCTGATTTTTGTTTCGCTTGAATAGCGGTAAAGCTGAGCGATGAACAATGCACGCAGATGCGGCTCGTATTCGTCGGTGACGGGAAAAATCGTCTGCTGCAAATTCGTGAAGCGGGGCGGCAATGACTGACCCACGAGCAGGAATTGCCACACGCATCCCGTCTGACTCGGCACGGGAGAGATGCGGATGCCCTGACCGTAGGGGTCTACAACCGTCCATGTGGTAGTCGCTCCGCTCCCCGGCGTGGCAATCGTTCCGGCAACGGAATTAGCGGGGGCTACCGGAGCCGTCGTGCCTTCGGTTCCGTATCCCGTGAGCACGAGGAGGTTGCCGTTGGCGTCGATGATCTGAGTGATGGGGTTCTTGGGCTGACTCGGAGCGCCGAGCGGAGCCGTGTAGACGCTGCCGCTCAGGGGGTTGTTGCCGAGCGTGCTGTTTCCGGTGTTAGCGGCTCCCCATGTTCCGTAGTAGAGGACGTTGTTCGGCAGATAGCTCGCATTGAATACGGGACCGGAGAAGAAGTTGTTGCTGAGAATGCTGGACGTGCTTTGCTGCTGGTCGCGTCCGCACTGCACGTAGGCCCACGGCTTTCCTAGCGCAGTGCTGTTGATGTTGACGCAGATGCCTTTCTGCAACCAACTGAGCGTCGTGAGACCGGGGATCGCGTAATCCTGCTGCCAGCTATTCGTGTAGAACGCAGGCAGGTTGAACTCGTTGAACTTGTACGGATAGTCGGCGAGCAAGCCGTTCATCGCGTCGTTCATCGCTGTGCGGGCAGGCTCCATCGAATGACCGCCAGCGGTGAGGACTGGCTCGATGTCCCCAAAATCCATAGCGTTATCGACAAAGTTCTGTAGCGTGGTGGCGGATTTCGGCATCGCTCACCCTTATGCTGAGACTGGCGCTTCGCTGCCGACAGCCGGGGTCACAACGTCGGAACGGCTCAAGGAATCGTGGGGGAGCTTCGACCACATATCCTCGAACGATTGCCCGGTGTGGTTCGGAATCTTCTTGCCGTCGCGGATAAGGAACTCCCGCGTGTCGCCTTGGTTCCAGCGCATCCCGCAGCGGTTGCGGCACTTGATGAAGAAAGTTCCGTCCGGTAGCTGGTGAGCGTAGATGTTGTATTCGGGGACGGGGCTTTTCTTGAAAGCGTTGCTCCCCTTCTGGTGGTCGCAGCGTTTCTGCGTGTTGATTTCCTTGTCCAGTGCCCACTTCTCGCTTTGGAGCCTTGCGTTGAGGCGTGCAGCCTTCGCCAGTTTCTCTTCGCGTTGCGCTGCCTGCTTCTCTTCCCACTCCGCCTGCTCGCGGATTTCGCGGCTCAGCATGATCTCTTCGAGCGTCGGTTTTGTTGCTTCTTTCTTACTGTCCATCGGTGTATCTCCCGTTTCGGATTGCGTGCATTGTTCGGCGGTATCGTTCGCTTCGTTTTGTGGACGATGGCTCGCCGAAAATTTCGTGTAACTTCTGTTCGCTGACGATCTTCTTCACGACTAGCTTCACCAGCACTTGACGCCAGCCGATTGCCGCTTCGCCGTCCGGCACGCCATGCTCCTCTTCCCGAAGCAGCGCCCATTCGGGCATGACCGGGACTTGCATGGAGGTCACGAACTGGAATCCGAGCCGTTCATAGCCCGGACGGACGGCATACAGCCCGCAGGTCTGCGGGGACTGCGGGTCTTGGTAAACCTTGCAGGCGATTCTTGCTTCGCTCCGCAGGATGGCGAGAAAACGGTTGACGTTGAGAAAGTTGATTAGGCTGGTGTCCTCGTCCGTTAGCTCCGCCTGATCTTCGATCCGGTACTGCTTGGACAGGTCGTCGCTGCGTTCCTTGTCCGCTTGCTCTTCTTCGTCCAGCCAGTTCTTGTAGTCCTTCGGATGGGACACCCAATCCGGCGTGCCGTCCTTGAGCAAGTCGGCAACGGTCGCCTCTACCTTCTTCCGGTCGATGTGCGCCGAGAGCGGCTTGTTGTCGGGGATTACGGGAGCGTTCGGCATGGGTCACTAAAAGAGGCGGATAGTCAATAAAAAAGAGCCGCAGGACTGCTCCCACGGCTCTTTGCTGTCTCTTTAGAGGTTTGATTTACTTCGTAAACCACTGCCCTGCGGTGAAGCAGTACAGGATCGTGATGGTGTTGGCAGCGGCGGAAAAGCCCGCGCTTGCAGCCAAGGCGTTGATCTTCTCGGAGCCGTTCGGGTAGATGAGCAGCGCGTTAGCGCCTTGGTTGTTGTTGACCGCGAGTTCCGCGCCCGATACCGACGCGGGGAGAAGAACGCCAGTGCTGGCTCCAACAGTGGTGACGTTGTATGCCATGCGAGGCGGCAGCACGGTTGCGGTGCCCTGCGTGCTTCCAGCGGCGGAGATGCCGTCGAGACTGGAGACAGTCTGGAGACCCGCGCCGTAGCCGTTGGCAAGCCCTTCGGTGTACCAACTGCCCGCAACCGCGCACGTGTAGATCACGATGGAGTTTGCCATCTGAGATACGCCCGTTGCGGTTGCGATGTCGTCAATCGTGTCCATGCCAAGACCGTAAACGGTCATGGGGTTCGCGCCGTGGTTGATGACCAGTAGCTCAAGGCCGGGGGCACTAGCCGGAAGAGACACCGAATCTCCTGCGGCAGCGACCGTCGTGATGCGAGCCGTCTGCGTGGTGATTAGCGTTCCGGGCTTTGCGCCGCCCGATAGGGCAGTGATGCCGTTCGTTGAGGTCTCGTTGAAGAGAGCGGCGAACGCAATGTTGCCGCTCGGATTGCCGAGTCCCGCTACGTTGACCTGCAAGGTGCCGTAATAGTTGTCCTGTTGTGCCATCGGTCTTTACCCTTATTGAATCGCCGGGATGGAATCGCAGACGCGCACACGCTGCGTGTTCGTCCCGACAACCGGAGGTCCAGTGATGGTCTGGTGGAAGATGTAGCCTGCCCATGCGCCGATAGTTCCCGTGGGATCGAAAGCGCTGCGTGCGGCATCCTTGGTCACGAAGCACTCGATGTCATGGAAGTCGCCGCCGTCCATGTCGGTGTCACCCGGCACAGGGAGCCAGAAGCCGCGAGCGGCTTCCTGTCCTGCGAGGTAGGTGCGGAACCCGGTCAAGCCCGTGCTTTGGAAGTTGGCGGTCTTGGTCACGAAAGGCGTTTGATAGCCCGTGACGCCCGTGGTCTGGAAGCGAACAGGGGTAAGCTGGTCGCCTGCGGCGATCTTCTCGAACTCTGCGGCTCGCTTTGGGTCGTACTTCGCCCAGTCAATGAGCGAGGCGTTCTGCCCCTGCCCGTTGAGAAGGTCGTTCACAACGTTCGAGGAAATGGCCATGCAGTATTCGCTGTTCTTGCACGGCAGCACGCCGATAGCGACAAGCTGCTCCTTCATGGTACGGAGAGCAATGAGGCTCATCGTGAAGGGGGATGTGAGCAGCGAACTTGCGTTCACCGCACCGTCCACGCCGATGAGGGAGTCGAAGAACGCGCTGTACAGTTCGCTGAGGGACTGTCCGGCGCGGTAGCTCATCTCGACTGCGGAGTTGCCGACTTGATCGTCAATTGCAGCCGCCACGTTGAAGCGGGAAAAGTTGGTGTAGTCCGACCATTCTGATAGCTGATAGCTGGACTGGTTCTGAGGGACGAAAACCGGAGAGCCGATTGCGCCGTCCGTCACGGAGTTGGTGTTGCCGTCGAGCGTGCTGTACTGGAACTGACGCCCGTTGATGCCAGCGCCGAGCGGCTGCGCCTTCTTGACGACAAGCTCGAAAAATGCGTTGGTTTGTCCTTTGAGGTTCGGGACAAGTTCGGTGACGTAGTAGATCGCTTGCGCGGTCAAGCTCGTCCCGACGTTACTGATGGATGGATTCGGTCCACTGCCCATTGTTGTTTCCTTTGTTTCTTGGAAAAGTTTTGCGCTGACTAGCTGCCAAGGGCTTTTTGCATCTCTGCTCGCAGCTTGGGATTAGCAAGGTGCCGTTTGAACTCCGCAGGATTGTCTCGTCCCATGCGCAGGTAATCTGCCTTCGTAAGCCCCGGTTTCTGCGTGCGGGGATTCCCGTTGAGGGTTCCCGGCTGCAAGTCCGGCGTTGCTTGCGGACGGCGCTGCGGCGGATTAGGCGGCGGCTCCGGTGGTGCTTCCACAGGAGGGGGTGTTGCGGCTGGCGATTGAGCCATCCTGTCCTGTGTCATTGCAAAGGCGATGTCGAGGTTGTCCGGCGTCCACTCAAGCTGATTAGAGTTGAGGTAGTCCGCTAGGATTTTTCCGTTCGCGTTGCAATTAAAAAATTCGGGGTGAGCAGCCATCCACTGATAGGCCACTCGCTGGCGCTCCGCCGCTGCTTCTCGCTCTTCGGCCTTAGTGAGTCGCTCATCTATATTTCCGTACTCCGCTTCTACTAGCGTGCGGATTGCCTTGCGTGCTTTGCTTGGGTCTAGCAAGCTCAGCGCAGCCGATGTCTCGTCATCGACGGAGATCGGCTTCGGCTGGAACCCCGGCTTCTTTGGGGTCGGGGTGGCATTCTTCAATCTGAAATAGCCCCGGACTGCGTTTTGGTGCGCTTTTGTCTGCGCCTCAATCAGTTCTTCCGCCGTAGCGAATGGTCCAAGGTGTGTCCTCGTTCCAATCGGATTACCGTTGTCATCGGTGGGCTGGTAATCTACTTCCCACTGCTTCTCGGCGACCGGATTAGCGGGTGCCGTTTCTAGCTCTGCCATGCTGCCTCCAGCAATTACGCTGTCTGAATTAAGGGAACCAAAGTCGGATTATTTCCCGTCCTCTTGCTTCCGGATGACGTTCTGGCACTGCACATGCCAGTTGATTGCCCTGCGAAGCAGGTCGCAAAATGCGCTCGTCGCCCGCGCTTCCTTTTGCAAGGCGAGAACTTTGTCCTCTTCCGTGGGGTCGCATTGAATGACCTTTGCGTAGGCTCGCTGGCAAGCGGCGTCCATCATCTGAACGAGCACTTTGAAGCCGTCGTGGGTCGTAAGGCCCACTAGGGCTATCCTCTCGGTCTGCGTCAGACGAAACGCTTGTACGTCACTCTGTTGCTCGTTCATGGTTCTCCCTTATAACTGCGTGTCAGAGCCGAAAGGCTCCGCCAAGCCGGATGTGTCGGCGTCCATAGCGTGCTCGATGGTCGTGCGGGTGACTTCCCCGCCTGCCTTGCTCAACTGTTTTTCCTGCTCTTCCTTCACGGCGTTCTCGAATTTCTGGTTTTCCATGTCCTTCGCTGCCTTCGCCTTCTGAGCGTTGATCGCGGAGGGCAACTGTGCGTCCGCCTTCTGCTGCTCTTGCGGCGTCATCGGGACAACGAAGTCCTGTGCATACTTCCAGCCTGCGAAACTGGCGAAGTTCTTGAAGGCATTCGCCGCCTTGAACTTGAAACCTTCGATGTTGAGCATCGTCACGAAAGTTGGGTTGTTCATTAGCTGGATGAGGAACGGGAAGAACTGCGCCATTTCCTTCTTGGGACCGAGCTTTGCGCCCGCGAGCACTTCGTATTCAAGCTCCGCAGATCGGAACTGGATGTGATCTACGTCGAATTGCTTGCCCATTTCCTTGCTGAGAACATCACGGAGAACACTGGACGGCAGACGGTCGTTGTTGAGTTCGTCCATCTGCTGCAACCAAGGGATGAAAATTTGCCGCACGATGCGTCCGATGGGACCGTCGAGGCGGGATGCGTTCGCCTGCATGATGCCCTGAGCACCGGAGCCGCTCCGTGCGCCCGTCGTCTGGATGCCGGGAGCGCCCGCGCCCATAGAAAATTGCTGGTTTGCTCCGACCGTTTCCTTGGCTTCCGCTTGCTGCTGGATGAGCCATGCCATTGCCGCTGCGTCCTGCGGAGGGAACTCCAAAAATTTGAACGCCTTGTCCACGTCGCCTTCAACGTCGATGATTCCGCCCTGCGTCCACACGAGGTCTTGCCCCGGCGTGTTGAAACCCTGTGACCGGATGGCTGTGGGCTGCAAGCCATAGTCGAGGCGACTGAGGCTCAAGTCCGTGATGCCCTGAGCTACAAGCTGATTGCTTCCAGCTAATACGCCGATGCCCTGACCGTCGAAACAATCGGGGATCGGACGCCAGCAAGCACTGTAGAACGGGATTTTCTTGTAAGGATTCGCCTCATTGCGGATGAGGATGTTGTCGTCGCCGTGACGCAGCACGACGATTACGAAATTGTTGCTCCAGTATTCGAGTAGTTCGAGACCGTTTTGCAGTGGGTCTGCGGAGTCTTTGTAGTTGCGGGGAAGCGCAGTCTGAATCCATCCCCGCATGGATTCGGGGAGCGTGACGGCGATGTTGTCGCCATCGGGGGTAAACCGCTCACGCATGTAAAAATTCTGGAGTTCCGCTTCTGACGGGATTGTGTAGCCCTCATAGCCTCGTAGCTGATCCAAGTCCTCGTAGGTGGCGTAATCCCTGTAGACAACATCTTTCGCCTTGCGAATGTCCCCGACCCGGCAACCCCGGTTGACGATGACGCAGCGACGGTCGCAATACTTGATCCAAGGACGGGAGATGAGCTTTTCTTCGTACTCGATGTCGAACGCATCGGACTCCTCGGAGTGAATCTTGTGAACGATGCCGCTGACGGCGTTCCGGATTTCCTGCGGCTCCTTGCGGCGCTTGTACTTCTTGGTTTTTTCGGTGCGCTCCGTCCAGCCCCACTTCATAACCATCGTGCCGATGAGCGCACCCTGTAGCACGGCGAGTTCGCACTCTTCCTCGAACTGCATGTCGCTTAGCTGATAGGCGAAGAGCGCGGTCTTGGCGTCCACCATGTCTTGCGTTGTGCCGGGACGGGGACGGAGCAAAAACGGGGGAGACTCGTAAAAAAGTCCGCCCATGATCTTCGGGACGGTCGTATCGCAAAGGTTCGAGACGGTGTAATTGGGGACGTGGGCGCTGGAGTTGCCGCCACCGTCAAAGCAGCTTACGGCTGCGGGGGACTGGTAAATCTGATAAGCGGTAGACCATCCTGCGGGCCAATTCTGTTGGTTCATCCACGCATCGCCGTTCGATGTCGCATCGAGGACGATCTTTAGAGCGGCTTCGTCGTCGTAGAGGTAAGAGCCGGATTCGTCGTGGCGGAGATTGTTCGGCAGCACTTCGGCTGCGGGCAGCGTGGGTTTCGGCATAGTCGGGCGGGATTAGCCGCTCAACAAGGAAGGGGAAAGTCGGGAAACTACTGAGTCAGCCCGAAATTGCGGAAGTCAAAGCGGGAGCGGCGAGGGTTCGGCTCCGTCCGCATCACGGGGGGAGCGGCGGGGTTGCGGTTGAAAACCATCCGCATGTAAGCCTCTCCCGCCGCTTTTTTCTCGGCGTCCTCTTGCGCTTTCTTCGCTTCCCCGGCGTCAACTGGCGTGCGAGGCTCTGCGGGGAGAAAGAACTGGAGCATACTCACGGCATCGGGGATGTCGTCCTTGCGTCCCTTGTTCTTCTTGAGACCCGTGTAGCGAACGAACTGGGCGAAGGTCTCGTCAATCCACGGGCCTTGCACGAAAAACAGCCTGTCCTCGGCGAGCAGGGTTTCCAGCCCCTTGATGCGGTTCGCCTTGGCGTTGTCCTTGTTGCCGAAGTCTCGGAAGATGATGGGAGTCGGGACTTGCAGTCGGCGGGCGACGCGGGCAATTTCCCCTTGCAGCAATTCCGTGCCTGCGGATTTTTCCACGAGGATGATCCGGGGGTTGTGCTTCTTCGCAAGGCTTACTATCTGGAATGCGAGTTCGCTGTACTTCCAGCGCCCGAACACGATTTCCAGTATATGGAGTTCGGCCTTCGACTTGTCGATGCGACCCACGGCTCCGGCGCTGTAGTCGGCTTTGTCCGTGGATGTCGGTGCCCAGTCCCATGCGATGACGAGATCGCCGTCCTGCGGAGCGGCGGAGTGCTGTTCCAGATGGGAGCGCAGCACATCCTCGTTGAAGTTCACGGCATCCACGTCCGGCTGCGGCTCGTTCATTTGCTGGCAGCGGAAGTCCCGCTCGTTCTTGAGGAGCTTCTTGCGAAGCACTTTCCAGTTGAGCTTTTCGGGGAAGAGCAGATCGACCATGTGCTCTTTCAATTCGCGGAGCGGCAGGTTGGCAAACTCAGGCTTCACCGTCCAAGCCGCACGGCAAAAGTATTTGAGCGGGGCATCCTCTTGCGGAATCCGCAGCCGCTCGCCGTAGTAGTCGTCCAGTGCGTACCGGGTGCCGATGTTGATTGCATATCCCCACTCGTCCAACAGGTTGTCTACGTTGTCGTACTTGTCCTTGAGCTTCTTGCGAGCTTCCGGCGTTGTGGAGTTGCGGTCAGATACAACGTCGTCGCCGATCTTCAGATCGCAATGCTGAGAGGCGAGGGTCGCGGTGACGGCATTGACCCAAAGCGAGGGTTCCTTCTGCTCCGTGTGGATGCGGGCGGGGCATTCAAGCGGGGACTCGGATTCTCCGTCACGCTTGCCGATGATGTATTCGGGGAAAAGCTGCTGGAGCTTCGTGCGGGGAGCGCCTTCCGGCTGGTAGAAATACTTTTTGATCTGCTGCAAGAAAAGCACGGCGTTGTCATACTCGCCCGTGACGATGAAAATCCGGATGTCCGGGCAGTTGAGCAGCCAGCGAACGCAATTGCAGCCGTTGATTGTGCTTTTGAAAGCGCCACGGGGATCGAGCAGCAAGCCTTCTTTGAAGTCGGGGTCTTGGCGTGCGATGGCATTCTGCAATTCTTCAAGCGTGTAGCCGTCGTGGTACACGCCATCGAAGTTGAGCTTGCCGAAAAAGTCGCAGACCGGGCGGTGAACACGCTCGATGACTCGTGTCCAGCCGAGGATGCTTACGGTGAGGAAGAAAAGGTCTTTGCGGCAGCGGTCGCGGAGATTGAGCCATTGCTCGAAGGTGAGGCCGCTCTGCGAGCCGCTGTGAATCGCCCGGAGCTTCTCAAGGCTACGGCATTCTGACTTGTGATAGGGAACGGGCAATGTAGTCCTGCGTTAGCGGTGCGTGGATGAAGCCTTGCAAATCGAGCGAATCGTAGAAGCGCAAATCGGGAGTAGGTCGCTTCAATTTCAGGAGTTCGTCCACGGTGAACGGCTTCACTTAGGCTGTCTCTGGCGCTGCTGGAGCGGGAGCCGCTTCCGCTGGTCCGGCGAGAGCTTCCTGCATGTGACTCATCAAGTCAGCATCGTTTACTTTGGCGGAAGTCTGAGGCTCGCCCTCGTGCATCCCGTGCTCAACGGTGTGGCTGCCGTCCGGGTGGTGAGTGATGTGCGTGTGCTTCATTCCATGCTTGTTCTTGTGCTTCATGTGCTTTCTCTCCGGAAGATGTTTTCCTTTTGTAGCGGCATCCCATTCCTTCACGACTTTTTCTCCCCCGACTTTTTCGGGATGCTCGTGGAAGAAACCCGCCTGTGCTTGCGATTCGTAGGGCATTAGGACGCGAGATAGATGTACAACTTGCCTTCGGCGAGCGTCGTGAGCTTGAAGTCGTTGACGGAAAACGGCGGGATGAACTCAACTGGCTTCCCGGTCGCTATGGTTTCCGAGTAAATGACGTTGCCGCTTCCGTCCTGCAAGACAGTGGTGTCGGTGGATGTGGTCGCCGGGGAGTCCCAATAAATTTGCTGGATACGAAAACGCCCGGTGAGGTTTGCGCCGGAGTTCTTCGCCGTCGAGGCCATCACGGTGTCGAGGACAATCGGATTGGTGTTGAAGCTGTTTGCCATAATGTTTTCGCCAATCAAAAAGGGGGAGCGTTGCTCCCCCGGTGACTTAGGCTTCTAACTGGTACTCGTACAGCGATGCGGCGTTCAATGCGTCGGACACCGTGAAGTTGATCCCGAACACGAGGTTGAGCGGATTCTCCGGCTTGTAGAAGCCATCGGTGCTCACGACGTTGCCGAAAGTCACGCCCGTCAAGCTGGTGTTGGTGAAAGCCGCCATCAAGCTCACGACGCCGTTGCAGACGAACTGCGCGGATACGACCTGCACGATGCCGCTCACGGAGTCGCCCTGCAATCCGAGCACGAGCGCAAACGGATACTGCGCGTTGGTCGTGAGGGACTGGGCGGCGGTCAGCACGCTGACCGTGGTGTTGCTGCCGCTGGTCAGCGACGTGCCGCTCTGCAACGTGGGGATGATGGTCGGGGACGCGCCGTGGACGAACAGGGTGCCGCTCGCCGTGAGGGTCACGACCTGCCCGTTTTGCTGCTCCAACACCTGTAGGATCGCGGGGGCGGCGGAACTCAGGACGGAGGGAAAAATCTTGACGCCCGTGCCCGTGCCGCCGATCTTGACGGGGTTGGCGTAGTTGATTCCTGCTGATGCGATGATGTGACTCATGGGGGTTTCCTTAGGGGTTCACCCTAGTCGCAGAGGTTCACCCTGCGGTGAGAGCCGGACGATGCCTGCACTCACAAAGAGAGGCGGATAGTCTGGAAATTACCTGTTGCGGCGGGCGTAGGCGCTGTCGATGCAGAGAGAAAGGGGAGCCACATCAGGGCAGACTGAATTGGATATATTGTAGGCGTCGCATCCGGGGATTGTTCGAGCAGGCAGGAGGCGCAAAATGAACCGAGCAATCAGTTTGGTGATTCTGTTTGTTTGTGCTGCGGGCATCGTGGCGCTCGTTGCGCAAGCGCAGGCTCCTAAAAAGCATCCGTCGCCAGCTTCACTTGGTGAACTGCGTGCAGCCGTTCAGGCAGAGGACTATCTCGAAATAGGTTCAGCCAGAGTGACGCTTGGCATGACGAAGGCACAGGTCGCCGAGGCGCTCAAGGGTTACTCGCTCAGGCAGAACGATGACGAGTGGTTAGCGATGGACCTTGCCCAGCCTATGACGCTGGGTGACGTTCTCCAGCCTCAACCGGGACTCTCCGGGATGACATTCCAATTCACAGCGGGACGGCTGAGCGCGGCGACGCGAGAATGGCCCATCCGCAACGGTGATGTAGCGGGAACCATCTTTGCCGTCTTTAGCCATTGGCAGCGCGAAAGGGCGGGGCAAGGCAGATTTCTCGCAAACTGCGGCGTGGTCACGGATGTCGCGGCCTCTCCAAGCGCGACCTTTCAGCGAACCTCGATTGTGTGCGGCGAGAAAGCTGTAGTCATAATGAAAGACTCGTCAGGCACCCAACCCCAAGGCGTCGCGGAAGTGCTCGGAGAGCGGCGTCCGTGAAAGAAACGCGTAGCTAAAATATTTGTCGGGTAAATAGCAGTCCCTTGGGACCCCCAATGGGGCGGCCACACCGGGTAGGGGCGAAGAAAAAGAAAAGATATTAGAGTACCTAAGTCCAGTATTTTCAATCATTTATCTATCCCAATTCTCCCCAACCCGCTCGGAATTGAATCTCACACTCTATTCCCATGCTCAAAACAAGGGACTTATTTCCCCCTTGTTACTGCCTGTTACTGCGCGTTGCGCCCGGTTTGTTCCCAATTTCCTCTTACTGCGCATGATTGCCGAGCACTTTGCACCCGGTTTGCGCCTACTCTGCGGACTCTTTCGCTTGATCGTCTGCGACTAGCTGCGCCAGTTCCGACTCGGTTTGCGCCCCGCCTAACGGCAATTTGCCCTCAAGCATCATCAGGAGTTCAAGCGCCCGAACCCGCGCCTTGTCGGTTTTCGCAGTCTGAGCGATCCGCTTTGCGAGCAGTTCCGCTGTGATTTTTGCTGGCACGGTCTACCGTATTCATCCTCTATTGATACTGAGCAAAAGTCCGCTTTCTCAACGAAAGAATTTCACGTCAGCAAAAAATAGTGCTTGACATTGTGTCCGAGTCTGCTATTCTGACCTGCAAGCAAACCAAAACAGAAAGGAAAAACAAATGTACGTCAGCGAACATCGGTTCGACTCGGAAGGGCACTGCCGATACTGCGATATGCACCTTAGCGCAGCCAGCAATGCGGTCTGCTCGGAACGTGTGAAGCGAGCAGAGCGCAACAAACGTCAGCGAGAAAACAGAAACGCCATGCGTGACGCAATGGAGTCCTTGGGACTCGTTCGTGTCCGTGTCAACGGCAGACAGGCATGGGAATAACGATGGGAAAACTCGACATCGGGGAATACGCGCAAAGCAGACTTGCTGAGACGCTATCAGAAAAAAGCGGATCGGCAGATGACTTGCGCCATGAAATTGAAACACTTGAGGATGACTTTGACTTCGATTCATTCGCGCCTTACACGCATGAGGAAAGCGAAGTTATCAGCGAACTGGAAAAGGAATACTGGCAGTCCGCAGAGGACTTCTGCGGAGATAAAACCTACAAAGCAACGGAGTGGGAAGATGCGCGTAGAGCCTATGCGAGTGCTTTAGCCTACTCCGCATATTCCTCACTATGGGATCAAGCCAAGCAGGAGTTAATCGAAGCGATTGAGCAATTTGAGTCCGATGCTCAGGACTCAGGCTGCGATGATCCGGTTATCTCTCTCGCCTTGTCTTGCACTCACGGATGGGCAGCACATAACCGTGAGGATGCGGACGGAACAATGTACTTCGAGTCTCGCCAGTTAGACGGATGCAACGGACTCGCTCGATTGTTCTCAGGAGTATGGCTGTCCGTTTGTTTCACTCCAGAAAGTGAGGGTAAATCGTGAGTGAATTGACTCCGTACCGCGCTGACGTTTTCTTCACTGGCAAAGACAAACGAGGCAAGCCGCAAGGTGCGGCTTATTGCCTCTGGAATCCTGTCCAGCACTACAAAGAAGCAAGGCTCCCTAGTGCTGGCAGTTTTCTCTTCCCCGGACTACACGCGATTCGTCGCGCAGTCGAGGCAGTTGTTAGTGATCCGTCCGTAACGCAAGTCTCAGTCAGAACAAATCAAGACAAGCCGATTGCTCGCTGGACGCGAGAGAAAGGATGGAGATATGAGTCTGTTTGATGGCGTCACAGACAGTGTGAGAGTCAGGGCAGAGCAGTCAGGCTTTGCCTTTCCTCAAGCACTCAGCGAAAAGTATCAGCCCGAAACTATCAGCGAGTTTATCGGGCTGGACAAACCGAAACGCATCTTCACTAAATTCCTTGAGGCTCCGTACAAGTCAGCATGGCTGTTTTGTGGACCTCCGGGGACTGGCAAGACCACGTTCGCTATCGCCTTGGCGAAACAGCTAGGGGCGGAGATCAAACACATCCCCTCTCAGGAGTGCAACGTAGCGAACGTCAGCGACGTGATCCGCCAATGCTGGTACGTGCCAAAAGGCAACACGTTCCATGTCGTTCTAGTGGACGAGGCGGACAAGATGAGTAATGCCTCTCAGTTGCATTTTCTCAGCAAGCTAGACGGCACGGCATATCCGCCGCAAACCATCTTCATATTCACTTGCAATTCGACAGATGGTCTTGAGCCTCGATTCCTGAGCCGCACACGGCAGATAGACTTTTCCTCTCACGGACTCGCTGAGCCGGGTGCGGAGTTGCTCGCCAGCATCTTCCAGCGCGAGGCTCCCGATGCCAGCGAGAAACCTAACTTTCTCCGCATCATGCGGGACGCCAAAAACAACGTGAGGGATGCGCTCATGTCCCTAGAGACGGAGTTGCTCGCGGCATGAGAACGATTAGCGAACTGTGCCGAACCTACCGCGTGTCGGGGTACTTCTCAGACGGGAACGGATACATAGGTGTCCGTTCCAAAGGTCTGATTCTCTGGCACTACTGGAAAGACGGGGCGTACACGCAAACGGGGAGCACTCGGACGCCACAAGGCGCGAGGTTCCACAAACTATGAGGCAGCGTCAGCGTGATACGATGGCGTCCATGAAGAGAGGCTCCATCGTCCGCTATCGGCATGGCTCCACTGTCCGCGTCAAGCTATTCGACGGGCGCACCGTCGAGGCGAAGGTTTGCTACATGGAGGACACGGTAGATGGTCGCAAAGTCACAATCATTCACGATAATGTCGTCAATCGTGTGGACGCTGAACAAATCGTCAAGGTAATGAAGTCTTGACAGGCTCAGTGTCGGGCGGATTCCAGTCAAATCCCTCCCGCAAAGCGCCTGAAAATTCCCGCGAAAATATGGAGCACAGTGAGATGGGAAAAGCCGGACGGCCATTCGACGCTGCGGTAAGGGAACGGGTTCGGGCGCTGCTCGCCAAGGGAATCTCTTATTCCGAGATTGCCCGCAGGCTTGGAAAGCATGAACGTGCGGTCAGACGCCATGTGCGTGCGTTGGGAATCCCGGCAAAGGTTTACGGCAGGATGATTGTCCGGGCGGATGGAAAGAAAAAATGCGGTCGGTGCGGCAAGTGGAAAACTCCGGGCGCTTTCCCCACGGAGCGGGACACCGTTTGCCGGATGTGCTACAAGCATGACCCCGTTAGGCTGCGTCGAACGGGTTAGTCTTTCGCTTTCTTGCGCGGGCGCTTCCGGCGCTTCGCCTTCGGCTTGCCTACTGCGGCGTCCCACTTGTCCTGAGAGACGTTGAGCGGTCCCCATGACGCCGATGAATTGCGTCCGCTTGCCAGCCGATCTCCGTCTCCTACTGCCATTACCCTACCTCCCGCTCGCTCAGGAATTTCTCGATCTGCTCCGGACGGAAGCGCAGCGCATAGCCGATCTTGACGCTTGGGATTCGGAGTTGCCGCGCCCAACGGTAGACCGTAATCGGATGCAGGTTGAGCATCGCTGCTACGTCCCGCGCCGTGAGTAGTTTTGTCGCCATGTGAATCAGCCTTCAATCCCCTAAATACTGCGTGCCGCCGAGAATCGGTTACACCCCTACCTTATCCGCGACGGTGTTGGACTTCACGACCCACTGCCGGGAACTGAAAACGATCTGCTTCCAAATGCTGAACGCCTTCACCGTGTCCTCTGCTTCGATCACGAACGTGACCTCGCCGAACGCCGGGTGCGTCGCCACTATCTCTGCCTTACTCATCTGAATCCTCCTCGTCGGGTGCCAGTTCCGACTCCAACACTTCCTTGGTCATGGGCACGCCGTCCGAGACGCCCTGCTTGGTGTGATCCTCATAGTCCGAGGCGCTCATCTGAGCCTTGGTGATTGCCGATTTGATAGCCCATTCAAGATCATCCAGCACCTTGTCGGCAACCTCATGCTCCTCTTTCTCGGTAGGTTCAATGGAATCCATCTTGCGATTCTCAAAGGTGAGCAGCATCCTGTGCATGTTTGATTCCGTGTCATTCGCCTTGGCAAGAATCGTGTGTGCGGCTTTGACCGGGTTGCGGGAATTGTTCAACGCGGCGGCGTTGTAGCTGAGCCAGCCGAGGAACTCTATCTGTAGGGTGGAGAAGCCCC